CAGCTCATACCCACGGAGTCGGTTACTAATGCAGCAGAGCGAGATCTGGTCCCTCGCCTCAGTGATCCTCTTATCTTCGGTCTCGATGTATCCCGATTCGGTGGTGACGAGTCGGTGTTGCAAACACGTAAAGGTCTCGTGTTAGGTGCGCGCGGCACTTTCAAGTGGAGGGGGCTGAGTCTAACTGAACTAGCATCTCGCGTGGCTTCGAAGATCATCGAGCTGAAGCCGGACTATGTATTCATCGATGGTGGTGGAGTGGGTGGAGGTGTCGTTGACATACTACTTGAGCGTGGATTCGACGTGATCGAGGTCAGCTTCGGGGGTGCGCCCAACAACAAAGACTTCGCCAACAAGAGGGCAGAGATGTGGTGCAACCTAAGAGATTGGATGTTGGAGGGTGACATCCCATGGGACGATCAGGATCTGATCGCTGACCTCACCAACCAAACGTACCGCTATAGGGAGAACAAGGCCCAAGACCTCGTTCTCACGTCCAAGGAGCTGATGATCAAGGATGGGCTCCCAAGCCCTGATACTGGGGACGCTTCGGCCCTCACATTGGCTGAATTTGTGATGCCTGTTGTGGACCCTGACGTAGCGGGCGCGAGGGGTAGCAATGCGGACGATGATGAGTACATTGGGGACTGGGAATGAGTTGAGGAGAGTTGTGAATGCCGGTCAGCGATACGCAGAGCCGCCCCGAGATTGTGGATACGAGAGGTGCCAGAGCCCGTCGGCATAAGCTTCAAGCTGATTTCGAAGCGAGGAACGCAGCGTTGCCTGAGGGCGAGCGGGTGAACCCTCGAACGGGAGGAGCCACTGCACGATTCAGTACAGCGCGAGCGAAGGCAGGAGAACTCTTTCGCCAGGCGTTGAGAGACCCCGTCCCAAGGAGCATCGATGGACGCTCCTTCTTACTCGGAACAAAGTCAGCCAATAAGAAGCTAGGCGAAGCCCAACGGGTCCTCGACAATGCATTCAGCGGGGGCACGTTTGGAATCAAAGATACGAAGTTCATCAATATGGAGGAGTCCATCAGTGAGCTGTCATCTCGCATCACAGCTCAGAAGGCCTTCAACGACGACAAACGAAACCGACTTCTTGCCCACTTCGCGCCGCGCAAGACGGCCCAACGAACTGCCATCCGCGCCAACCAACAGATCTCGACTGGCCGCAAGAAGCGCCAGAGTTCAACCATCGTTCCTCGCCTCGCAGCCTTGTTAGGCAGCGGAGGTTCATCCAACCCAAGCACCTTAGGATAGGCCATGTGCTCACACAATTCTAAACCTCCCGCCCCACCTCCGCCGCCCCCACCCGTGCCTAACTTCCAAGATGACTTCGCCGCTACGTCGGCTGATGTCGAGAACGATCGGCAGAAGGCCCTGTTCGCAGGGTTGTCCAAGACCATCCGGGGGTTAGCGTCTGGCATCCTAGGAACATCGGCGACGACGGCGGGGAGAAAGACGACGGCGGGGAGAAAGACGACGGCGGGGAGAAAGTAATTGTCAGTAGCCTTCCTACCTGAGTCCGGCTTCGACATGACCGTCGATACCTACAAGCGACGGCGCGAGACTCTTCGCCAAGAGTTCAGCACCTACCGCGACCACTTCTGGGATATCGCTCAGCACTTCCGACCTCGCCGAGGCTTCCATCTCAAAGGCATGAAGGTCGATGGCAAGAAGAGGCACATGGCAATCGTCAACGGTACACCGTTGCGTGTCAGCAAGAATGCTCAGTCGGGGTTGCAGGCGGGCATCACCAGCCCAAGCCGACCTTGGAAGAAGTTGGGCCCTCGGTCGACGAAGGCCAACGACATCCCAGGAGCGAAGGAGTTCTACGCCGAGGTCGATCGGCAGATGGACTTCATCCTGGGCAAGAGCAACTTCTACCGGGCGACGCACACTGCCTACGCAGACTTCGTTGACTTCGGCCCAGGCGCGATCCAGATCGATGAGGACGACGAGGATGTTATTCGGTGCCAGGTGCATCCGATCGGATCGTGGGTCGGCGCATGCAACGCCCGTGGCCGAGTCGATGTCTTCTATCGTGACTACACGCCGAGGGGCAGCGAGTTGGTCGAGCAGTTCGGGGAGGAGAAGATCCCCAAGCCGTTGATGCAGAAGATCCGACTGAACCCGATGAAGAAGATTGACCTCTTCAATGCGATCGAGCCCAACCCCTATTACGTGAAGGGTCAAGATGCGATCGGCCTGGCATCCTTCCCCTACGTCAGCGTGTTCTGGGTTAGAGGCCACGATGAGAAGTTCCTCGATATCCGCGGATACCACGAGTTCCCGGTCATGGTCTTTCGGTTCGCGAAGAGCGAGGACGTTGACGCTTACGGTTATGGTCCAGGCACCGACGGGCTCGGCGACGCGAAGGGGCTCCAGAGTTTAGAGCGCAAGGAATACGTCGGGCTCGACAAGATGGTCGCGCCCCCGCTCCAGGCTCCTCTGTCGATGAAGCAGAAGGGCGTTTCGCAGGTCCCGAACAAGGTCAACTATGTCGATGGCGAGCAGAGGATCACGTCTCTCTACGATCTGAACTTACCTCTTCAGTATGTGCAGTCGAAGGAGGCGCAGTGCGAGCGCCGACTCTCGGAGGCCTTCTTCGAAGATCTGTTCCTGATGATCACGCGAGACGTGCAGAGACAGACGACGGCGCGAGAGATCGATGAGCGCCACGAAGAGAAGCTCGTGATGTTAGGCCCGGTGCTTGAGTCCCTCAACGATGAGCTTCTGGATCCAGCGATCGACCGGATCATCGGGGTCATGCGGCGAGCAAACCGGATGCCGCAGGCGCCGCCCGATCTGCTGGGTGAGGAGTTCAAGACGGAGTACATCTCGATCCTGGCCCAGGCCCAGCGCGCGATCCAGACGATCCCGATCGAGCAGGGGATCAACTTCGCGACGGCAGCAGCAGGCGCAGGCTTCCCCGACATCCTCGACCGCATCGACATCGATGACACGGTTGAGGCCTACTTCGATCGCATCGGCTATCCGCCTGAAGGCATCCGCGCACTTAAGGATGCTCAGGCCATGCGCGAGCAGCGAGCGGCCGACGCAGCCCAAGAGAGGAACCTCGCGATGGCGGCCGAGGGAGCGAGCGCGGCATCGGATGCGGTCGGCGCGGCGGGGGCGGCCCAGCAGATCCAGCCTAACGTCCTTCAGCAGCTACTGGCGGGCCAGCAATGAGTGATGAGCAGAAGGTGGCCGTCGATCTATTGGAGGACTCCGAGTACTCGACGGCGCTGCTGGCCCTCGTTGATATGCCCGAGTGGCAGACGGTCATCACGAGATGGCTGGCCGAGTACCACTTCGATCCTCGCGAGCCCGTGACAGAGGCGGGTCGCGATCGTTTTAACTTTCGGTTGGGCTCAGCCAAACCGATGCGCGAGTACATGGAAGGGCTTGAACTAACAAGACCCGACGTGTACTCGGCGATTCAACAGCATGTGAGGAACTTCAATGAGCGCAGACGTATCGCCAACGACAGAGACGACCGAGACGACGCAATCGACGGAGGGTATGGGCAAGACTCTTAATTATGACTCCAGCCCTGAAGGTGGGGCGCTGGCTGATGGAGCGAGCCCCGACGCAACCGACGCGACCGAATCGACCGAGGCCAAGACGGAAGCGACCGAACCCGACAAGGGAACATTCGATGTTTCGGGGGACACCCCGGCGCAGGATCCTGATGCTGAGAGCCAGCAAACGGAAACAAAGCAGGATGGAGACACGAAGGAGGGCGAGGGCCCGACCTACGAGGACTTCACTCTTCCAGACAACTACACCATGCAGGCTGACGACTTGGCTGTCTTCACGGACATCGCCTCTGAACTCAACGCCGACCAGGGGCAGGCTCAAAAGCTTGTCGATCTGGCGGTCGCGGTACAGGAGACGACGCTCGAACAGGCCAACCGAGAGAACGAGCAGCGACTCGATCAAGAAGCCACGGACATGAAGGACGGATGGAAGCAGGAACTGCGAGACGACCCAGTGTTAGGCGGCGTGAATATGGACAAGACGACGAAGGCAATGGACGCCTTCGAACAGTCTCCCTTCTCGACGCCTGAGCTGATGACTCTACTTACGGAAACCGGGATGCTCTACAACACCGACGTTGTTAGGTCGTTGAGCGCGATCGGGGCCACTCTCCTTGAGAACCCTCTTTCGCTGACGACACCGACCGACGTAGGCGACGAGATCAGCCCGGCTCAGAAGATGTTCGGTGGAAAATCCGGAATGTCTTGAGGTAAACGAAGATGGCAGCACTAGTGACCACCCATCCAAGCTATCTGGATTGGGCCAAACGGCTCGATCCCGACGGCAATATCGACACGATCGTCGAGATCCTTCACGAGGAGATGCCTCTGATGGAAGATATGGTTGTGAAGGAGGCCAACGATACGTTGAGTCACCGCACGACCGTACGCTCCGGCCTCCCGACTGGAGTGTGGCGCCGACTCAACTACGGTGTCGCAGTCGAGAAAAGCACCACGGTCCAGATCACGGACACGATCGGCTCGCTTGAGACATACGCCGAGGTCGATAAGGCCTTGGCGGATCTCAACGGCAATTCGGCCGCTTGGCGGATGTCGGAAGAGAAGGCCTTCATCGAGGGCATGGGCCAGACGATGGCTGACACCGTGATCTACGGGAACACCGACACAGACCCTGAAAAGTTCATGGGCATGGCTGAGAGGTACAACGACCTGGCGGCGGACAACGCACGGATGATCGTGCAGTCTACGTCGGGTGGCACAGGCACGAACAACTCCTCGGTCTGGGGAATCGTCTGGGGTAATGACATCCACGGGATCTTCCCGAAGAAGTCGATGGCTGGGTTGCAGTTCGAAGACCTCGGCCAGAAGACGCTTGAGGATGCAGTCGGTGGCTATTACGAAGGCTACCGATCCCACTACACATGGAAGGCGGGGA